GCGTGCTGATGCCCATGTCGACGCGCTCCTTGGCGGCGGCGACTTCCTTGGCTGGGTCAATGCTGCCGGGGCCATCACCGATCCAGACAGCGGCGCACCAGGCGCGACGGATGGCGGGATCCGCGAAGAATCCGGGCGCTTGCACACGGCCAATGGCAACAGCCTCTTCAAGCCAGGCTTCATAGACCGGCTGGCAGAAGTTGGTGGCCAGCCAGTCGCGGCGACCTCGGAAGAAGCGCCAGGCGTCGAGCAGCGCGGCACGGGCGGCACTGTAGCTGGCGGTGAAGTGCTTAATCAGGACTTCGAACGGGAGTTCAAGCGCGACGCCGATCTGGCGAACGATGGCTTGCACAAAAGGATCGAACAGAGCGTTCGGTCGGCCGGGGTTGGTGGATTCGACGGATTCGCCGGGCAGCAGGTTGACGGCTTTTCCGCCACCGTCCAGTGTTCCGCCGTTCATCGTTCCGTCCCAACCCATGGCGCTGTTCAGGTATGCGGCTTTGCCGTCCTGGTCGAACATGTCATTGAAAGCCTCCGAGTCCATTTTTACGAACACGGAGAACATGCCGGAGATCACGGCGGCCTGAAGTTCGGCGTCGGTGTAGCGCTGCAGCTGCTTGAGCGGTTCAATGACCGGGGCGAGGATCGGGACGCCACGCGTCTGGCCGGGGCGGCGGCGGTCGAACAGGTGGATGACGTTGCGCCGGCCGCTGGCGTTGCCGTAGGCGGTGACGCGGTCCCATTTGAAATCCGCGCGGCGAACCAATGCGCCGGGGTGGCGGCGGCAGATGTGATAGGCAACCGGTGCGCCGTAGGGGTCCAGTTCGACACCGGCGGCGATGGTCGCCGTGTCCTGCACGAAGTCCGGGTTGCATATCCGGTCGGCTTCGATCACTTGCAGCGCGAGGCTGTAGGGCTGGCGCGGGCGTTTGACGCTGGGCAGCAGGGTAAAGGTATCGCCTGAATCAAGCGCACTGCGGAAAACGAGGCTTTGCAGTCCGTAGATGTTCTGCGTGCGGGTGACATCGCAGGCGGTGGATTCCGCCCACAGCTTGTATTCGTTGAGCGTGGATTCGACCCATTCCTTGGTCTCTTCCTCGTCCATTCCAAGGCGTTTTCCATCGGGTTGTGGCTGCAGGCTGAGCCCGGTACCGACGACGTTGGTGACCATGGTATTGATGGCGCCCGAGGCCAGCGGAGCGTTGCGCGCCAGATCGCGCGTGCGGGCGCGTAAAACCGGCAGGTCGATATTGGTATCCGTCTCGGCATCTGAAGCGCGTGGCGACCAGCCAGCGAGGCCGGGTCGGCCATAGCTTGCGCCGGTGTAGCCACCAGCCAGCGCCAGTGCAAAGCGGGATTGCAGGCGCTTCAGTGCATAACGCGGCGCAACGGCGGCGATAGCCTTGTCGAGCAGGTTGGGTGACGGTGGTTTCATTGAGGCCTTTAGCCGATGGGCGCGATGGTGCGCATGCGGCCACGCCCGGAGGATCGGGCGGTGAGTTGTTTGACGCGGCCATCCCATAAGGCGACGCCGCGCTGGACGAGGTCCAGATTGGCGCGGGTCAGCGTCTGGCCGTCGATCTGGACGGATTGTCCGAGCAGGATTTTCTCTTCAGCCGCCAGGTAGGCATCGAGCTTGGTCTGGGCTTGTGCAAGTGTGATTCCGGCCATGCGGGCTCCTGTGCGATGGGTACAGGATAGCCAGCCGGCTGTCTCATTTTCAGGGGGAAAATGAGACGTTATTTTTCAACTAATCAACTCCTGACAAATCGAGAGCCTCTGCCATTAACGACGTAAATATAACGTTCAGCTTTCTTGTTTGCTTCAGTATTCTGTCAGTTGTTTCAGCATTAACTGCCCCTCCGGTATAAAGCAACCTTGCTTCTATTTGGTCAAGAAGATCGTTACACATGTATGAACAATCGTAGACTCGAAGCAGCGTTGATTTTTTCTTTAGCATCTGTTTTTTGTTGATCATAGTCATTTCTCATACTCCTTTTGTTAGTGGAACGAAAAATGTTAATGGCTTTGATTGTTCAAAACTACCCCGCCAATAACAGGTGAATTTGAACGTTATTTCTTCAGGTAGCGGTAGAGCGTGGCGCGGCTGATGCCGTGGTGCTGGGTGATCTGTTCGACGGGTTGGCCTTCCAGATAGGCGCTGACGACAACTTCACGACGTTTCTGGTTGTGCTGGCGCGGGCGTTCGAAAATCTCGTACTTCTCGCCCTTGAATTCGGCACGGAATGAGCGCTCGACTTCAAGCGCAATCGACTCAGTGAGCGATCCTTCACGATGCGCGGCATCGATCAGGCGGGTGATCAACTCACGGACGACGTCGACACTCATGCGGGCGCGCCTCGCTTCCAGCCGGAGAGGCTTACGGCGCCAGTGGCGGAGATTGCGTAACTCGTCTTCCCTTTGATCTCGTTAATCTTCCTTGTTGCCTCAAGCGCTTTCAGGTCGGCACCCGACAGCCGCAACGCAGCCAGCGCGTATTTCATGCAATCGAGCGTTTCATTGCGTGGTCGGGTCTGCACCCATTCAACAAAAGGCCGCGTTCCGCGCATTTTTGTGACCAGCTTTTCTGCCGTCAGTTGTGCGAAATATTCATCATCGAAGGCGGGATCGCGCGGGAAGTGGATGTATCCGGGTCCAGATTCCTTGATTTTAAGGCGTGAGTAAATCAGCACTTTGGCTTGGTCATCCCCAACCATGTGCACGGTGATGCCTTTTTTGCGCTGCCGACGCAGGCGCTGGCGACGCGCTTTTTCATCCTCGACCAATGGGCGACCGGGGCCGGGAACACCTTTGACGGCCAACGCCCAACGGCGTTTCTCGACGAATGAATAAACCATACTGGTGTTGTATCCGCTATCAACAGCCACACAAGCGGGGTTCCACTGGCCAAGTTCTTCAGCAAAGCGCGCCCATACCTCCGGTTGTGCGGTGTCTCCTGGAACAATCAAGTGTTCCATGACATAACATTCCTCCCCCGCATACCAATCGACGATGGTGCATTCGAGGCGTTCTTTCTGCACGTCG